AGCAACATTTACAAGAGTATTTGAACCATGAGTGATAAAATTACAGCAGATATACACGGCTTTGAGCCTGGGGCAGTTATTGAGTTATTTGAACTCGATCTATCAGTAGGTACTGCCCCCTCAACCGAGCCAGTTCTTAGATGGCACTCTGGTATAAATGAGAATATGCAAGAAATCGTATGGCAAGGCAATAGATATTCAGCTATGCCTATTGAAGCCGAAGGGTTTGAGTTTTCGGGTATGGGGGCTATACCTAGACCTACAGTTACTGTAGCTAATATTACTTCTATTTTATCAAGCGTTATTAATAGTTATGATGATTTAGTTGGTGCAAAGGTTACAAGAAAGAAAACTTTCGCAAAGTATTTAGACTCTTACTGTTATACTAATGGTTACCCAACTTCGGGAGTATGTACTGGAGAGTCAGGAGCGGATCCAAGTCTCAGTAAATCAGATTGTTTAGATGTGAATAAAAACGGTTCTGTTGGTACTTGGACAGTATATAATCAGACTACTTGTGAAGCGGCAACTGGCCCAGGTATATGGTACGCTTCTGCTATAGCCGATGATACTGCACATTTTCCAGATGAGATCTGGTACGTAGATAGAAAAGCTGTAGAAACTAGGACTCATATTCAATTTGAATTAACTGCGGCACATGATATACACGGAGTTAAGCTACCTTCTAGAACAGTAGTAGCTAACTCGTGTCCTTGGGTATATAGAGGAGTAGAATGTGGGTACTCAGGAACTACTTATTGGGATATTAATAATAATACTGTAGTAGCTGCTGCTGATGATGTATGTTCAAAAACTTTCACTTCTTGTGAATTAAGATTTCCTGATTCTGTAGAGAGCCCTTTTGGGGGATTCCCAGGAGCGGGCATTAATATGGGCTCGGTTAGATGAATGAGAAAACCTTAGATGATTTTAGAAAACATGTAGAAGAGGAGTTCCCTAAAGAGGCTTGCGGGTTTATTATAGGAGTAGGGAAGAAAGAAAGGTACTTTCCCGCAAAAAATATAGCAGAATTTGCAGAAGAGTATTTTGTAATAGATCCAGTAAGTTATGCGGATGCAGAAGATACAGGAGTTATTATAGGTATTTGTCACTCTCATCCTAATGAAGGTTGCGAGCCTTCCGAAGCAGATAAAGTTGCTTGCGAAACTTCTAATAAGCCTTGGCACATTTTAAGTTGGCCAGGTAACAGACTGTATAGTTGGGAGCCTTCAGGATATGAAGCACCAATAGTAGGTAGACAATTTAGTTATGGAATTTTAGATTGTTGTACATTACTTAGAGATTATTACAAAAAAGAGCTAAATATCGATTTTGAATGTTTCAGTGGTCAAGATGGCTGGTGGGATAAAGGTGAGAACCGATATTTAGAAAACTATGAAGAACAAGGTTTTGTTAAGATACTTGATGAAAATGATATTAAAAAATATGATGTCTTTTTAATAAAATTAATTTCACCTGTACCAAACCATGCCGCAGTTTTTATCGGAAACGATAGAATTTTACACCACGTACACGGTAGACTATCCAATAGAGAAATCTATGGTGGATATTGGAGAAAACATACCACGCACCATTTAAGGCACAAATCATTATGTTAAAGAAAGTAACACTTTACGGAGAATTAGCAGAAAAGTATGGTAAGGACTGGTCCTTAGATGTAAACTCGCCTGTAGAGGCTTTCAAAGCTCTATCTGCAAATAACCAAGGATTTAGACAATTCGTTGCTTATTCAGAAGAACGAGGTGTTGGGTATAAAGTAATAGTAGGAAAGTCTTATATTAATGACTACTCTGAATTAGGAGATCCTTCGGGGCGTCAAGAAATTAAAATAATACCTGTAATACTTGGAGCAAAAAGTAAAGGTCTAGGTATGATTCTTATGGGTGCACTTATTATTGGTGGTTTTTATATGTATGGACAATCTATAATAGCAGCAGGTGAAGCAATGGGGGCAGTGACAAATCTTGGTGTAATTGATACTATAGGTGTAGGAGTGGCTAATGCTGGATCTCTGGGTGGTATGGCTATGAGGTTCGCAGGATCTTTAATACTAGGAGGGATCGCCGCTATGTTAGCACCAACCCCAGAAACTCCAGATACTGCAGATAAGCCTACAAACTATGGATTCGATGGAGCAGCTAATACAGCTAGACAAGGTTATGCTATCCCCGTATGTTACGGGCAATTATTAATAGGGGGAACTGTTATAAGTTCAGGAGTTTCACCAGAGGATTATACACCATGAGTAATAACGGTTGGGTTAGAGGTGCTGGTGGTGGTTGTTTCACTGGGGATACTTTAGTTAGTACGCCTGTAGGGGAAACTCCTATTAAAGATCTGCAGATTGGTGATTTAGTAGTTAGTTTTGACGATATAGGAAATATCCACGAAGCTAAAGTACTTAAAGTACATACTCATCAGAATAATAAAGTTAATCGCTACCATTTTTGGGGGCAGAAACATATAGATGCTACCCCAAATCACTGGGTACTGAACCAATTTAATACTTTCGTAGCTATTGGGTCTTTAGACTCTGACGATTGTTTAATTGATGAAAACAATCACTTAAGACCTATACTTAAAGTAGAAGAGCTAGGGTTAGATGAAGTATTTAACTTAACTGTAGAGAATCAACATACTTTTATAGCTAACGGTATCAGAGTACATAATGCAGGATTAGGAGCTGGAGCTATTCAAGGTGCTGGCGGTGGTGGAAAAGGAGGGGGAGGCACTCCTAAAGAAGATGACGATTCATTATTTTCAGACTCTAAAGCTAGAATTATTGATTTGCTATCCGAGGGTGAAATAGTAGGGCTATTAAGTGCTGAAAAGTCTATTTATCTAAATGAAACTCCCTTAAAGGATTCTGCAGGTAATAGCAATTTTGATGATGTAGTCTACTCTACTAGAGAAGGTACAAACTCTCAGACTTATATATCAGGGTTTGCGGGAACAGAAAATGCAGTGGGCGTCGGTATTTTAGTAACTAAAGACGCACCAGGATCCGTAATTAGAACATTTTCGTCTACTACAGTAGATGCCGTAAGAGTTATAATACATACCCCGTCACTTTTAGATGGGGATAATGATCAGGGAGACTTACACGGTTCTACTGTATCCTTTACAATTTGGTTAGAGAAAGATAATAATGGTTCTTGGTACTCAGCAAAAACAGACTCTTTTACAGGAAAGACATCAGCAAAGTACGAAAGAGCATATAGATTAGATATACCGTCAGCTTGGAAGTCTTCTGGATTCACTACTATAGCTATTAAAGTAGAAAGGACTAGTGAAGACGCTACTTCTACAAAAATACAAAATGAAATATATTTTAATTCTTATACTAAGATTATAGATAATAAATTAAGATACCCTAATAGCGCTATAGTAGCTACACAAGTAGACGCTAGACAGTTTACTTCTATACCTACTAGAGCGTATGAGATAAAAGGAGTAAAAATAAAAGTTCCTAGTAACTATGTTCCTTATGATCCGGGGCATTGCTCTCTATCGGGTTATAGACGCCAGGATAGATGTACGCAAGCGGGAGGCACTTGGACAGGTACCTCGCCTGGAGACCCTTTGTATACAGGCTCGTGGGATGGAACATTCGATACTGAATGGACTTGTAACCCTGCTTGGATTTTATACGACTTATGTACCGATGATAGATATGGACTAGGTCAATGGCTATCTGCTAATCAGATGGATAAGTGGTCTTTATATGAAATTGCTAAATATTGTGATGCCGTAGACAATTCGGGGAATTTTACTGGAGTTGATGATGGCTGGGGCAACAAAGAAGCCCGCTTTGCTTGTAATATGTATTTACAAGGAAGGGAAGAAGCTTTCAAAGTACTAAATGATATAGCCTCAATTTTCCGAGGTATGATATATTGGCAACAAGGACAAATTAGTTCTATACAAGATGCACCTAAAGATCCAGTTATGAATTTTTCTGATGCTAATGTTATTGATGGCACATTTACTTATGAAGGAACTTCTAGGAAACAGAGACATAACGTAGCGCATGTTACTTGGAATAACCCAGAGGATTTTTATAGAAAGAATGTTGAGTATGTAGAAGATGCTCCGGGCATAGTTAACGCCAATAATCAGATTTTTTCTGTAGATGTAATTGCTGTAGGTTGTACTTCGCAAGGCCAGGCTCGTAGAGTTGGTAAGTGGATTTTATATACTGAAAGATATGAAACTGAAACTGTAACCTTTACAACAGGTATGGAAGGTGCAGTAGTTAGGCCAGGAGACCTTATTAAGGTAGCCGATTCTCATAAAGCGGGTATTCGTTATGGAGGCAGAATTGCGACAGGTAGTACAACTACTACTATTAAATTAGATGCTCCTACTTCTGTTACTGCGGCTAAAACTTATAAGTTATCTCTGATTAATACAGAAGAGGCTTGTATACAGTCTGGAGTTAAACAAGCTGAGACTACTCAAGAGACTTGTTTAAATGCAAACGTAGATAATGAATGGAAGCCTTATGTGTGGGTAGAGACCAAGGATGTCACCAGTGTTAGTACTACAGAGAAAGTAACCGAAATTACAGTGACCTCTGCATTCGCCAATACTCCTACTACTAATTATATGTGGATATTGGAGGAGATGGGGTCGGTAGAGGCCCAAGATTTTAGAGTATTAATGACTAGGGAGTCTG